ATGCAGGAGCTAGAGTTAAAAAGTTATTACAGTTAGTAAGTGGGGGTGTGTATGATGAGAATGGATTAACTCAATACATACACCAAGAGCGTTACGACTTAGTCATGGATCTATTAGATGTGCGTAACCACTCTCTAGTTGCATTTAATTGGAAACATGAACGTGACGCTCTTGTACAATTAGCAGAAAAACGAGGTTATACCTACGAAGTTATCGATGGAGAAACTCCTGCACATAAAAGATCAAACATTGTAGAACGCTTTCAAGCCGGTCAACTAAAAGTATTGTTTGCACATCCACAGTCCGCAGGTCATGGACTAACGCTTACTAAAGCCACCACAGCTATATGGTGTAGTCCAACTTACAATGCAGAACATTTTCAACAATTTAATAGACGTATTCATCGTTCTGGTCAAACCCAGAAAACAGAAACCATTTTGATTGCTGCACGTAACACCTGGGAAGAACAAGTGTACGCAAAACTTAACGGCAAACTCAATCGTATGGAGAGTTTGTTAACTATATTAAACAACTTACATAAGGAAGCTTAATGAGTTATAGTAAAAATATGACTAAGAAGTCTAAAAGAACTATCCACCTAGGAGAATTACCCCAAGCAGAATTAGAGATTTTGAGAAATCAAGATCCTGATGTTCTTGCTACTGCTTTAATCTTCGTTATCGGAGAACTAATAGTGCAAGAATACGACATAGATCAGCAACCAGAGATTCACAAGATTGTGAAAGAGGCTGCTATGCAAGCCATAGAACTAGTTGCTGGTGTACACTTAACCATGGAAATCGATAATAGATTTCCAGATACTACAGAGAGGACGATCCATTGAACGAAAATCAACAACCAACATTAGACGACAAACTACATAAATTAACTCAAATTCGTAGTTCTATTAAAGACTTACAAGAACAAGAAAAAGTCCTTAAACAAGAACAAAACGAACTAGAGGCAGGAATTATTGCCCAAATGAAAGAACTTGGTATCGATCGTGCCGGCAATGATATGTGTACTATATCTACGAAAGTAGAAATTGTACCAACTGTATCTGATTGGGACGCTCTATGGCCACATATTTGACACTCGTCAAACAGAGTTGTTACAGAAACGTATGTCAGCTACAGCATTTAGGGAACTTATGGCTATGGGACAATCTGTTCCAGGCGTAAGTGCCACGGAGTTAGACCGATTAAATTATCGATCTAAGTAATTTTAACCACGAAAAACGAAAGGTGAACTATGAGTGAAACCGCTATAACGCTAACCTCTGCTAAAGTGCCTGCGCACATAAAAGAGGCCTCTGGGCTCGGTAACGAAAACATTTCTGCTGAGCATTTACAAACCCCACGTGTTAAGTTGCTACAACAACTTAACAACGAAGTTGATGAAAATCACAACGATTACATCGAAGGCACTAAGCCAGGTGATCTAATCAACACAGTCACACGTGAAAACTACGGTAAGGAGTTGTACGTAATTAACGTATTCTTCAAAGAAGACTTCGTACTTTGGAAAAAACGTGAAAGTGGTGGTGGCTTAGTTGGAACTTATCCTAGTCAAGAAGCTGCATTGTCCTATCTAGAACAAGAAGGACTAAAAGCTGAAGACCATGAGATTATCCAAACCCAGTCCCATGTGTTACTAAGAAAAGACGAGAAGACAGGAGATTTACTCCAAACTCCATTTATTATGGATTTTGCGTCTTCTAAGTTAAGAGTGTCCAAAGAATGGAATACTCAAATAGGACAAATGGGTGGCGATAGATTCGCTGGCTTATGGAAACTAACATCGTTACAAACCCAGAATAGATCTGCACAAAAGTTCTATAACTTAAATGTAGAGTTTCAAGGTTATGTAACTGATGACGATTATGCTTACGCTAAAGATACGTACGTAAAATTAGCACCACAAAAAGTAGAATCTTAATCCTATAGTAATGCGTACATAGGGTGACACATCCTGTCGCCCCATGTACGTAACTCTAGTATAATGTCTTTTCATGCAAGAAAGGCATTTCATAAATAAAATACATAAAAGACTTTCTTCTGATATCTACAAATGGAAGATAAATGACGCCTACCACGGCGGTATTCCAGATGTGTTCTACTCCGGTCCAGGGGGCCATTGTTTTGTAGAGTATAAATATAAAAAAGAGTTACCAAAAAGGCACAATACCTTTATTAAATTTGGTGTAACTACTCAACAGTGTGCCTGGCTTAACGCACGTAAAGACGAAGGTGTGCCCGTATTTGTAGCCTTAGGAGTCGGAAAAAGCGTAGTTTTCAACGATAATTTTGATGTAGTTAACGTTTATACAGTCCGAGATTACATAACAGAAGCTATGAGCATAGACGATTTTATAGACGAATTAGAAAAAATATGTATAAAATAATCGCTATGAGCGGCAAAAATCTCTCTAGTTTGACTGGAGAGTGCACAAGTTTAGCAGATTCGCCCTGCATTGGGTGGTGTACAGTACGTCAATTTGGAGACGATAGATGTAAAGGATGCGGTAGATACAACTTTGAAGCAGACTCTACTTATTGGAATGCTTTACCAGATTGGAAAAAAAAGTTAATAAACTTACGTAACGCAGAAGATGGCTTTCAAATAAAACAGCTTATGGGATCCGCTAGACCTATACCAAAAGCAGCAGCTAATAAACCTACAAGAGATAACCCCACCACTAAATACTAATGCCTAGAAACTATAAAAAAGAATACGCTAATTATCAGGGTAGACCAGATCAAAAAAAGAAACGCGCCATGCGTAATAAAGCAAGGCGTATAGCTGAAAGATCAGGGCGTGTTACTAAAGGTAGTGGATTTGATATCCACCATAGAGATGGCAACCCATTTAATAATGACACTAATAACTTAGTGGTTGTGCATCAAAGCACTAATAGATCTTTTAGAAGAAATAGTAATTCAGGTAAAGCTTAGTAGCCGTAGCTTCCTCTTTTCTTTTTCATTGACATTTTTTTAGGCTTTTTAGTCATGCCTTTTTTCATGCCTTTTTTCTTCATAGGTTTCTTTTTTCCGTAATGTCCCGGCATATTAATACTCCGCTTTAGTGTTTTTAAAAGTTTTATCAGAATGGGTATCAAAAAACTTAGATTGTTTTTCACCTACCACACTCCCATCATGATCAGGAACCGTTGAATACTTTTTAGTACAAATGTCTTTGTACGTGTGTGGTTCTTTATATTTTACGGGTCTGTTAATCATGTTCTTATTTTACTACTTAGCACTTCCAACGTCTACGTGCTTGTCTTAATCTTGAATTAGGATTCTTAGCTGCTTTAGGAAACTTCTTCATTTGTCCAGCAGATCTAGCACAAAATGATTTACGTCTTTTTGCTGCTTTACTACCTTTTTTAACTTTACCTGTAACAGCTGTTTTTAACTTAGAGCCTGGATTTAAACGTCTATAAGCTTTTACACCCGCACGAGTCATACCAGCTCCCGACTTTGTAGAACGGAAGTTCTTTTTGTTTCTGGCTGGCATTTTACTTTTTCTTCTTTGTGCCACGTCTCTTTTTCCTTTTTACCATAGTTCTTACATTAGTAGGTTTTCCACCCGGATTACCCGCTCTTCGCTTACGTGCTACCGCACTACGCCTTTGTGCAGCTGTCATACTACGGGCCTTAGACCGTGGTACGCACTTCGGGTACGCACGTTTACTTTTCTTTGCAGACTTACGTCCGCAAGGTTGAAATCTACCTTTTTTCTTGGGTGCACCAATGTCTACCCAATCACCTTTTTTACCTTTGCCGAACCAAGCGGTCAAGCCTCCTTTAGGTTTAGTATTAGCCACGTTTCTTTCTCGCTTTTCTTATGGCTTCTTTACCTTTTCTAAAGATACCTGCTACTTGTGTTTTACCCATTACTTTAGCCCTCTGTTCACCAACAGTAAGTATCTGTATTTTTCTAGCAAAAGGTTTCCTAATCTTCTTAACTTTAGCCACTGTTGCTCTAGCATCAGCAGGAGTTGCAAACTTAATTCTAACTGTATCTTTTGGATTTTCATCAGTATATAACCTTCTACCAGAACCTTTTGGTTTCTTGCCTGTGCCCTTTTTCGGGTCTCTTTTCTTAGGCATTACCTATAACCACCACCTCGGGCCTTGTATGTACGCACTAACCAACCGTTAGCGTATGCAGATGGGTAAACTTTAAATTTACGTTTAGCTTCTGCTTTCACTCTAGCGTACAAAGCTTTGTTAGTAGGAGTAGCTCCTTTTTTCTTTTTAGTACTTTTTCTTTTTGTTGTTCTTTTCTTTGCTGGCATTTTATTCTCCAACGGCTTTCATAGCCTTTTTGTGAGCTTGAGTAAACGTATCGCCCATAAGCATTCTACGTTTCATAAAACTCATGTGTTTTCTAGTATGATGTTTACTATGACGTTTCATAGTAGCTTCTTGACGTTTAGTTAACGCTTTCTTTTTTACCCTCATAGAAGGTTTTTTTCTAGTTCTAGGCATTAGGCCATCCCTTTCTTTTTCTGGTTTTCTATAGCAGCAGCTATAACATCACCCCTAGTTATTTTATTAGGATCACCATATTTACTAGCTAGCTCTTTATCATTAGCACTACCTTGTTCCGTATTAGGGACTAGTCTAGTTTCGTTTGTCTCCGTATCAACGTTTTCACCTCGAACTCTTCCCTTCCCTACATTTTTTTTCATTCTAGATCTCATTTTGAGCCTCCTTAATTAAAAAATTTAATAGTTTTATTTTATCATTAACTTCTACCAACTGAGCAAGTATCTTGTCTAAGTATTCACTAAAGTCTGTGTGTTCAGGAATACTTGTGGGATTATCTAAATATATCTCCATATCAAGAGTTAACTTAGCTCGTTGTCCTGTCAAAACGCTACGTTGCGTTTGTAAGATTTCTAATTTAGTCATTAGTCCTTCCTTTTATCTTTTAGTTGTGACTTCGATAATTTCTCTTTTTCTATTAAATTAGGTGCACCTAACATAGTTTTGAGAAACACATCCTGTCTAATTATTTCATTGTCAACAGATCTAACTCTATCTATCAACGATACTAATATAGCATGTTGTGCGTCTAATTTAGCGTCTAGCCTTTTCTCTGTAGTGGCCAAAGCTTCAGCTAATTTATCATCAACTGTATCTATTTTAGTTTCCATACCCGTAATAATACGATTGAGTAACTTCCAAACAAAGAACCCTAGACCAAGGGTCATAGCTATTGGAAAACCAACATCATTTATTAGGGTAATTACTTCGTTCATTCTGGTTTGGTAGGCCACACTATATCTGTCCACTCATTTTCATCAGTATAGCCAGAAGGTAAATCTCTTAACTGTTGTCTGTAAGTTGCCCACTCTGTTTTCTTTTCATCAGAAAGAGGCGAGTCAGGCATTTGTGTCCAGTCACTTATTTTTAGTCGAGCGTCTCGTCTCTGTCTAAGACGTTCTAAGGTAGTTTTTAATACTGTTACACCAGTGTCTTTATTAAAAGTCGCAATCGTCATTACGCACCCAACCCATAAACTAAGATAGCTGCATCTGCTACTCCTTTTGTACCAGCATAATTATTTATAGTCATTAAAAGATATGCGGTATACGTTGAACTACCATCAGCAGAAAACTGGCCGTTAAGCATAATACCATTCCCTGCTAAACTACCTTCAGTAAAAAAACCAGTTTGAACTATAAAATCTGAAGAGTTAGAACTTTGAAACCCTGTAGCAGAACTTGTTTCTCTAACTAATAAAACTGCTGCTGTATCTTCATCCCCACTAAAAATCCCTACTGGCGTGCCTTGTCCAGTTACAACATAGTTTCTAGTTCCAGTAAAAGCAGGTGTAGTCCACGTTACACTTGTAATTAAAGTCATAAATTTATTTATGTAATGGTGAGGAGGGTTAGAACCAAACCATGTTGTGTCAGCATTTTCTGTATCTGTGTCATTTGCCAAAGTGCTTACATTAACACCCACACTTCCTGTGATGTTTCCCGCAGAACCTACTACACCTTTACCTGCAATATCTAAACTATTAGCAGCTATTCTAGCGGCATTAATACTTCCTGCTGTAATTTTAGAAGCATTTAAATCATTTATTTTTGCATTTGTTATAGCAGCATCTTGTATCTTACCCGTAGTTATTGCTAAGTTGTCTATGTTTGAGGATTTTACTTCTAACGATCCTATCTTAGCTGAAGTAA